AGGATCTATTGCACCTTGTTGTGCAAGTAATTGTAATTGAACTGCTTGTTGTGCTTCACTCTGTGCAATTGCACTTGCCTTTTGTGAAATGTGTTCAAGAATGTGTGCATAAAGAATAGCCATGACGTTAGGGGAAGTGGCTACGATCGGGGTTTTCATGAAAAGGATGTGATTAACCATATGTTGATCGTGGTTCTGCTGAGGAAAGGCAACCACAATCTCACCCTGTAACGCCCTGGCATTCTCTATACTTGGATCCATAGGCATTGGTTCTTTCTTGGGAGGCAAGATTTCATCTATGTTCTGGACTTCAAGTGCTTGATATAAACGTCTATATGCAGCAGGCAAGTTGTGTATATCTGGATTGCTTTGTGCAATCTGTAGTTGTGTTTGTGCTAACGCAACCCTCTGTGCCATAGAGAATATATTAGGATCTGATACTGGTAATACATCTACCCTTCCATCAAAATCTGCTGCATAAACTTGTTGCTGACCACCCGCTACCTCATATGGATATTGTGGAGGTAAATTCTCTGCAAAAATCCTAGCAAGTAATCTAAACTCTGTTTTTTGTGCATAGTGTAGTCTTTTGTGTATAGCGGACATAACTTTCATGCCACGCTCTAACATTGCAACTGTAGATCCAACTGGCATGTCGCCACTAGTCTCACCAATCTTCTGATCAGCCACTGATACAAATCGTCTACCCGCTTCAATCAACGCAGCAAGTAGATTCGAAAGCGTACCAGATGGTTCCTTAAAGGGGAGAGGAACTATAGAATTCCTAAGATCACCACCTGGCGCATCAATGTCTCGGAACTCACCAGGCGATAAAGGTTCATCGTCATTTCTGATTCTTATGCCTCTAGCCTTAAAACCTGCGGGTAGGTTCGATAAAGTTCCCGCATCGATTAACTGTCTTAATATACTTGTTGCTGCCCTACCAAGACCACCAATCATATGTATTAGGCCAAATCCATAAAATCCTAGTCCTGGTAGGAACTTATAATGTACAAAATACTGTCTTTTTCTTTTTAAATTATCGCCTTGATCATAGTTACGTGTGATAGATAAAATCTCTCCAGATCCTTGGTCTAAGGTCACAATGTAAGGTAACTTGATTCCAGTTGGCTGACCATCTGCACCAAGATCCTCAAAACCCTCAAGATCCAAATTAGTATGCATCTCAAGTACAGAATATATTTCATCTGAATATCCTTTACTTGCGCCTTCTATTTCGTCTTTCTTTTCTTGGACGACATCTTGATCGGTATCTGATGATGAGATTTCCACATCTCTGTAAATGCCCGCCACTTGCATTTTACGGATTTCATTTTCATCCATCTTAAGTACATGTGTGACTCTAGAGACTGTGTTAATGTCCGAAGCTTGATACGGAACAACAAGATCTTCAGCAGGCACGAACTTCGAAACAGCAGTACCCCTAGTTGGATCGAAGTATATTTTCTTGAAAGTAGAACCTGCCAATGGGAGATAGAAAAGCATTTGATCAGTGTCGGTATCATAATCTTGCATGACCTCCGTAATCTGATAGTTCATAAATTCACGAACCCTTGCAGCTTGTGCTTCACGTTCCAAGGTTCGATTACCCATAATATTTATCTTAACTGGACCACCAGATGGTAAAAGTTCTTTATAAGACTGTGCTTGGAACTGGGTTACTGATTCTGCAATCAAAGGATGTGTTACACCACTTGCACCATCAAAAGGCTCAGTTCTTTCTTCGTACATGATACCAAGTAGATCTAGTCCTTTTACATAACCATCTTTCCAATCGGATCTAGATTCAACGTCCTCTTCAAATTGTCCACGTAGCTCGGATGATAATTCATCTAGAATTTTTTCATCCAACACTTCTGCTAAGTTTGCATTGTGATCATATTGCTCAGTCTGTACCTCAATACCTTCTTCGCCCATCAAGGCTTGAATCATTGCACCACCATCTGGACTTTGCAAAACCTCTGCACCACCCTCAAATGTTTCTGGTTGTGGTATATCAATATCCATACCTTGTGGTGCTTCAATGCCTGAGTCCACTAACGGACCTATGGGACGAGGTGGTATAGCCATTAGAATATCCCTTCAAAATATCTTTTTACTTTATCCATAGTACCTAGTTGTCCTTGTTTTTCTGGTACGTTCATCTTTCTTAACTCTTTTTCAGCTATTTCGTAAAGCTTTTTCATTCTTGATGTTCTAAATCCAGGATCCTCACTAGCAATCCTCTTACCAATAAATTCTGGAGTTTTGCCCTCAACAAATTTAACTATAGGACTTGCTTCTGCTAACATCTTTGCTCTATCAACAGACTTCTGAAAATCTATTTTAGCTCCAGGCTCTTTTTCCACTGTTTCATATTCCATACGATCAACCAACAATTCTTCTTTAGGTATGCTTCTGCGTCCATCAAACATTAATGAACCTAAAATAAAAGATTTATCTTCTTCACTAAAATTATCCATGTTTTTATATAAATATTCAATGCCTGCGTGTGTTAATTCATGAGCCATGGTTCTTCTAGTAACCTCTGGGGGTAAAATATCTCTCATAAAAGCAAAAGTAGCTAAGCCATATTCTGGAAATTCTGGTGTATCCATATCGTATTTTTGAAGATTTTTTAGAAAATTTGATTCCATCTCTGAATCAACAGATTCTTTGTCTTTAAAATATAAACCACGTAATCCTTGATACTTTGGAGATGCTTCATATACTTTTTCACTAAATTTTTTATCTGTGGGAACACCAACTATCTCTAATTTATCATCTTCAAATAATTTAAATCCTAATTTTGCTAATGGATTACTAGCTAAGAATGGATCTAAATCTGCCCTCATTTCTAAATCACCTAATTCCTCTTGACTTTCAACAGAGGCTACATTTGCTTTCGGTGTAGAATCTATTTTCTGTTTAGGTCTTTTCATTGGTATTGGAATATTCGATATACCTTTGCTTTTATCCTGCGCTTGTTGAAGGATACTAAGTAAATTTTTAGCTAATTGTTGGCGTTGCTCACTCATAATATCCTTGTTGTTCGTTTTTTTCCTGGTGCAAGGATCTTGGAAAATCTATTAACGACCAGTTTGCCCTTTGGCTTTTTCTTCTTTAATGTTTCACGTGAAACAT